CAAAAGGCTACCTTAGGTAACTTTGGTGAAGCAGTTGCTAAACTAAGAGATGTTAATGCACCAACAGACGCAAGTGGATTCTACTATGCGGCTATTTCCGCGGCAGTGGAACTTCAACTAGTTGATCAGTTGACACATATTGCTAACGGCGGTACAGTAGGTTCATTAAGTGCATTGGGTGACAGAGTGTTAATCGATTCATTAGTGGGTCAAGCATCAGGAATCCGTTTCCTAAGATCTAACAATATCGTTAAAAACATAGCGGCGTAAGGGAGTTATATTATGGCATTCATAACAGATGGTAGTGGTAACGTAACAAGTTATTGTGACGCCAGTGACGTTAGAGACAAAGACCAAAGAGTTTTTGAAAGTAATGAAGTAAGTTATGCAGATGCCCCAGATACTCCAGCAACTCTTGATGAGTATATAGACGACTTAGCAATCAAAAGCACCAATCGAATCAATCAAAAGATAAGAGCAAGTGCTAAATGGAGACAGTATTTAGGATACACAGGCGAGGGTATTGTTGATTTCAATAATATCCCTGCTTTTAATCCAAACAGAATAGTAAGTAGACAAGCAGATTTTACTGATATGTGTGCTTACTATGTGTTAAAAGAATACGTTCTACCTAAAGTTGCTGATTTTGGTGATGAACTTTCACCAGAAGTACAAAAGATCCAATATTACGAAAACAAGTTTCAAGACTTGTATGAAGAACTAACGGATATGTGGGACTGGTATGACAGAGAAGGCGATGGTATCGACAATGAAGACCGTATGGTGTCATTTAGAACCAATCGCAGAACTAGAAACAAACGTAACACAACAAGAGTAAGGTAATGGGCATTAGAGCAGACTTATTAACAAGACTTAGCACAGACTTAGCCAGTGGCAACGTCAGTGTTAGTCAAGAACTTCCATATACTAGTGGCAGTGATCAACTCAATATCAAAAATATGAAAACTTTGTATTTGGATCAAGAGCAAGAATCACAGACTCAAGCATATCAGTTTGTTAATAACTCACCTGACGTATATCAAACGGAAAGCACGTTAAATGCTTATCTGAGTGTTGATGCTAAAAACCCCCCAGCAGACTTAGATACACGCATCGCAAGTATCTTAGGTGCTAAAAGTGCCATTGCTAACACTTCAATAAGTGAAAGCAGTAGTACTTCAGAAATAGAAAGCGATATACTGACTTATACATTTGAGTATAGGTTTGTAAAAATATAATAGATAATAGGAGACCCAGAGATGGCAATAATAAATGTAAATGAAAGCACACTGGAAGCAACAGTTGAGATTTCAGACTTAGGAACAGCAGGAACTCCTGCTACTACTATGACGTTATTAAATCTTCAGGACGTTTCAATAACAAATAATCAGGGCACCTTCAGATACCAGACTTTAGACGAGCAAAGTGAAGCAGTTATTACAACTGTGGCAACTAACAGTATCGGCTTAAACTGTGTGTTAGATAGTACTCAGTTCTTTGGTGATGGCGTAGACGCAAGTCCAATCATTAACAAAGGATTATTTGGAACTTCAAACGAAAAAACCAAAGTCGACTTCAGAATATATTTCCAAGGAACAGCAGGTTCTGGTAAGAAATATGTATACGGAACAGGATATATCACAGGACTTGCTCCTACGGTAAATCCTTCGAGCCCGATATGGGTTTCACCAATCACAATCGAAGTTGATGGCGATTTAAGTGAAGATGCAACTTCGTAAGCAGTTGTTTTCATAAAAACCAATAAATGCTCCTCATATGGGGAGCATTTTTTAAGGAGTAAAAGATGGACAGACAAAAACATATATGGCTTAATCTATATAAGAATGGTGTATGGACAGGCAGAGAAGACCGTATGGTTACTCTAGTTGATGGTTCAGAACACAATATAGATGATTTAGCAAAACAGCACGGTTTTGAACTACCTGATAGTGGTGTCAAAGCCAAGGCAAAAAACAAAAAACCAATAAATACAGATGTAGAGGAAAAGAGTTATGAAGATATGGCAGGATCACACGACGGAAGAGATTCTAAAGTCGATGATAGAAGAGACAGCAAAGGCGAAGAGTGAACTTCGTTGTGCTGAAAAAGATTTAGCAAAAGCACAAAACAGACTTAGTTTTAGTTTAAGTGCTATTAATCACTTGTTAACAGATATGGAGAAAAAACAATGAACTTAAAAGATTTAGCAAACAAACCACAGTTAGTAAAACTCACAGTTGATAAACCAGAACTTGTAGAAAAGTATGGTGACGCACTTGATTTTTACATATATGACAGACAACCATTAGAAGTATTCGGAAGATTAGCAAATGCTGATAAAGAAAACTTCAGTGACGTTGCAGTATTAGTATCAAAACTTGTATTAGATGAAAAAGGAAAAAGCATTATGGAAGATGGTGCTGAGTTACCTTTTGATGTACTAACAGAAGTTATTACTTTAGTATCAGAACACTTGGGAAAGTAAGTAACCATACCATTACCCCAGGAGATCCAAATACTACATTTTTGTTGTTGTTAGATCAGTTAGCACACAGGTATGGGTTACTACCAAGTCAAGTGCTAAAACAAGGTGACAGTTTTGATATAACTGTTATGGACGTTGCTTTCACATACAAGAAGTATATAGAGCAAAAACAAGACAGAGATAGTAGTATGGATACTAGTTTATTCGACCAGGAGCAACTACAAGCCGCAGTTGATAGAGCAAAGGCGCAAAGAGAAAAATAATGAAAGTAGATAGCAGTATTTTTAACAAAAGAATAAAAAAGGCACTTAACCTGCCTGACCATTTGACCAAACGTGGTTTAAAAGTTATGAAAGAAAATACTCCTAAACGATCTGGTAACGCAAGACGTAAAACAGTAAGACGTGGCGATGAACTAAAAGCAAACTACTCATATGCAGGACCATTGGATGCAGGACAAAGTCCAAAAGCACCAGATGGATTCACAAAACCAACTATTGAGTTTTGGAACAAAGAAACTGATAGGTACATTAAGAGAGTATAATGGCAAAAGATATTAGAGTAGCACTAGAGTTAGACAATAGACAGTTTAACAGAGGTATACAAGACAGCACAAAACAAGTAGATAAGTTTGGTGCTAACAGTAAAAAACAAATGGCCGCAGTTGCTATAGCAGTTGCTGGAGCCACTGCCGCATTCGCAGGTCTGAAGAGAGGATTAAATATAGCCGCAGATTTTCAGGATCTACAAAGCAGTTTAAATACTGTATTTGGTGGCTTAGAACAAGGTGCCGCGGCATTTGAAAGAGTCACAGATATTGCTAGTAGAACTCAGTTTCAAATAACAGACATAACAAAAGCATTTATACAGTTAAAAGGTGCTGGTATAGATCCCACAGAAGAAACTATAATGACATTCGCCAATGCGGCGGCTATTACAACAGATCAGTTAGGTGCTTTCGAAGCCGCAATCAGTTTATTATCAAGAACTACAGCAGGTGGATTAGGACTTGAAGAACTGGAAAGATTAGGTGATAGAGGTATACCAGTATACGATATACTTAACAAAAAGTTAGGCATCACAAGATTAGAAATATCTGATGTTGGTAAAACAGCAGAAGGTGCCGCAAAGATTATTGCCGCATTAGGTGAAGGCATCAATGAAAGATTTGGTTCAGCATTAGAAAACAGATTAAGTAACACAAACCAAAGAATATCAAACTTCAATGACGCATTAAGCATATTAACAAACAGTTTATTAAGTGATGCTAATGTGGGATTTGGAGAACTTTTAGCAAACTTAACTGAAGTACTACAAACCCTAAACGATAATATAGGCAGGGTAATGCAGTTTACAGATGCTATTGTTCAAATGGGAGGAGCATTATTAAGTATATTCTTAGGCGGCAAACTTGTAAAAGGCACTAAAGGATTAGTTAATGGCTTAGACGATTTAAGAAAAGGCACATTAAAAACAAGTAAGACAACAAGTGGACTTGCTTTTGGATTAAACGCATTAGGTAGACAGTTTGGTTTGATCGAAATAGCAGGTAAGGCAAAACTTAATGGCCCACTTAGACTACTATTAGGTATAGGTGGAACAGCAGGTGGATTATTAGGTGTAGCAGGTGCCATATTAGCAGTAACAAGTGCTTTTAGTGCCTTAAATGCTGTATTTGGATCAGAAGGCCCAAATATATTTGAAAAACAACGAGACCAAATAGCCAAAGTAGAAAGAG